TATCTGGGGCTTCCAGAGAGATGTAACAGTTCATCGTGAGTTCAAGCCAAAGAAGGACACTGTAGAATATACAGTATTCCTACGCTTCGGTGTACAAATTGAAGAAACAGATGCTGTTGCTTACATGCAAGACTAATTGCTCTTGAGCAAATCTTGAGGGGAGGCAGAAATGTCTCCCCTCTACTTATTTATAAATGATATAATATAAATGGTATGAGTACTAAAAAACAAGAACTTGTTGCTTTATTTGTCAGTAATGCAAGTGTTAACGACAAGGAACTTGGAAAACTTGTAAGAGGATACAATATAGTATCTAAAAAAGATGCAGATCTTTGGGTTAAGAAATTTCCTAAAATAAGAATTGCATCTCCAGAGGAGGTAGCTGAAATTTTCAGCACTAAATAATGGAAGTTTTAAGAATTAATGGACAGGTTCCAACAGTATCCTTTTCAGGACTAGTTCCTTCAACACAATATACTTTGTCATATAAAGATATGGTTACAGACCTTGAATTTTCAGATGAGTCAACATCAAATGCCTCTGGAGAAGTTACATTTACTTTAGATGCAAGGTTTGCAAAGTATGATGGATTACTAGATGCTGTAGTTACAAATTATCTAGAAGAAGAAGTAATAGTAACAAATATTGATGTAGTTAGGTCATATGTCTCAGACTTATCAGCATTATCTACTTCTTTAAATAAATCACTTTCTGCAGTCAAAGATATGGAAAGAACAGCACGTTATATCATTGACTCTGAAGTTTCCTCTGGATTTGGATTTATTAGAAAAGAAAAGGAAGTGGTTGGAAATGGATCTGACTTCCTAGTAATCAATGAAAAGATTAATAAGCTTTATAAAGTATATGAAAATGGTGTTTTATTATATGATTCAGAGTCTGAAAATAATGAAGTAAATTTTGCCATTAGTAAAGATAAGACATCAGTTGTTCCAGTTGAAGCACAACAGAATAAGACAGAGTATCCAGAGGTATGGAGAGATAGATATCTTGGAAGAACATTTGCTGATGGCTATGATTATATTATTGATGCAGATTATGGATATAAAATAATTCCACAAGATATTCAAGAGGCAGCAGAACTACTATGTGCTGACATGTCAAATGATAATATGAAATATCTTAATAAATATATTGAATCATTTGATAACGAAGATTTCAAAATTAAATTTGCAAAGAACTTTAATGCATCAACTGGAAACCTAGTGGTTGATAGAATTCTAACAAAGTATAAGAATAGCATCCGTGTTGGGGTGTTATAAATGCTATTTAATGGATCTTTAGATACAATCCTATACCCAATGACTGCAGATTTATACTATGCAGAAGAAGAGCAGTCACAGTATGGAAATATTGTAAAAAGATGGATATTTGATAGAACTGTTAATTGTTCTGCAATTACTGCTGCTGCTGGAGATCTAAATGGAGAACTTAGGGTAAGAGATAGAGCAATTACATACACATCTGATATATTTTTTAGAACTAATCAGGACATTAGAAAAAGGTCAAATAATAAATATTATCCAATTTCTGGAATTGCAATAACTAATATTAGAGATGCTAGTGGACAACCTGCATGGATTAATACAGAAAACTTAAAAACAAAAGCAGAAACAATAAAAACAAAGTATGAAATTAAAACAGTAATTCCTAGCTTTGATGAATTTGGAAACATTGCAATGTATAGAGTGTATATTTCTAGATCAGCCAATCAAAAGTGGGAAGGTTTAGAATGATTAAGGCTAGAATAAAGGGAGATCAGGTTATCAATATGCTAAAAAATAGCACAAAATATACTGAGTCCTTTGTTACTGAATTAAAGAAAAATAAAGTTTTGTTAAATGAAAAAATTGGCGAAGAATCTGTTGAGGCATTTTATGATTGGTTAGACAGCCTTGCTAGAGTACATCCTGGTATGCTTCATCATGTTTATGAATGGGGACAGGTTGGAGATCCATTTGGAAGACTATTTGAACTAGGATTTACAGTAAATAATACTTCAACAGTAGTTGATGCAGTATTTTTAGAATCACAAGTTCCATCTCCAACTTCAGATGTTCCATTTTATGATAAAGCAGAGGTAATGGAAAGTGGAGAATCAATAACCATAAATGAAGTTGATGCAGATGTTCTATTCTTTGAAATTGACGGAGAAGAGTATTTTAGGCATGGACCAATTGTTATAGCAAATCCTGGTGGTCCAGATGTAAGAGGATCTTTTGTCAGGGCATTTAATGAATTCTATGGAAAATACTTTACAGAAGTACATTTAAAAGCTATAGGGTTTTATAGATATTTTTCAAATCCAAAAGAGTTTTCAAGATATTTTTCTACTGCTGTAAAAGGTGGATCACCATCATCAGTTGGTAAAAAAGCTGCCCTATCATGGATTATGAATGCTCCAGGAGGCAAGTAATGGTATATCATCCAGAACAAATAGTAAATAGATATGTTTGGGAACAGTTTAAAACTTATGCTCCTAACTTTTATAGTCTTTATGCACCTACTTCTGGAGGGCCTGAAATCATCCCATTTTTCCCTGCTCCAGCCTCAAATGTGCCATCTGAGATGATTGAGTCAAATAAGCCATATATTGTTTTTGATAAGTTTACTAGAGTTCGTAGTGCAGCAAGTACTGCATATAGAGGTGGTGGTTTACATTCTATAAAAACAGATCAAATGAGATACACAATAGTTGGTGGAGAATATGGAGCAAATTATGGGGCAATAAATAGATATGCCTCAACTATTGAACTATCAAGTCTTATATTTAGAATATTAGATAGAGAAGATGATGTAGCAAGAGATATTAATGAATTTGCTAAAACTATTCCAAATTACTTAACAAATCCTCAAGAAACAGAGTCTCAAAAGAAAGTAAATGATATGTATAGGTATTATTTCCATAATTTTCAGGTATACCAGTCTGGATTTACAGATACCCAAATGGATGTAGATAATTTTATGGAGTATAATCCGTCCAGAGACTTGATTATCAGATATGACTATCACTATAGACAATTTAATGAAAACTAGATATATAATTAACTTAGGAAACGCCATCCATAATTTTTGACCAAAAAGAGGTGAAAATAAAATATGGCTAATCGTGGTAATTCTAACCAAATTATTATTGGTGCAGCACAACTTTTCGTTGCAGATTATGCAATTGAATGGAATACAGCAGCAGACGACTATGTGTTTAACGTAAATAGCTCAGCTTCTGCAAATCCAATTCCATCGTTTACCGCAGGTACATTAGTTGCAGACTCCGTAGAGGCAGATGCAAGATGGAGAAACGTTGGCTACACAATGAATGGTCTAGAACTTCAGTTCCAACCAGACTTCGGTGAAGTACAGGTTGACCAGTTACTTGACGTTGCTAAGCTATTCAAACAAGGTATGCAGGTTAATATGGTAACAGCATTTGCTGAAGCTACACTTGAAAACCTTGTTGTTGCTATCGCAACATCAGCAGGAAACTATGATGACTCTGACGCAAGTGAAGTAACACTTAACTTATCTTCAGGTGATTTAGGTGAAGTTCCTGTAGAACGTGCAATCATTGCAACTGGTCCAGGTTCTGGTGATCCAAACGCAACTGGTGCAAATCAGGTAGAGCGTGTATACGTTGCACACCGTGCTTTGTCTATTGACAATGTTACAGTATCTGCAAAGCGTAACGAACCTTCTATGTATGAAGTTTCTTTCCGTTTGCTACCAGCATCAAATGGTTCATACGGTAAAATCGTTGACCGTAAAAAGGGATAACTAGTACATAACTTAATATCTGTCAGTACCCACCCTCAAAAGGGGTGGGTATTGTTTTTGGCTTGATTGTGATATAATTGTGTTATATTCTTAGGAGGAATTAATGGCAACTAGCGTATATGAAGTTGTTGAAGTAGAACTATTAGATGGTACATCCATTACATTGAAACCGTTAAAGATTTCATTGCTTAGGGAATTCATGAAGGAATTTGAAAAAATTTCTGACGAAAAGATATCATCAGATAATATTAAATCAATGGATTTGCTTCTTACATGTGCATCAATTGCAATGAAGCAATATAATTCAGATTTAGCAGAAAAAGAAAAACTAGAAGAAGTGATTGACTTACCAACAATTTACAAGGTTGTTGAAGTAGCAGCAGGGATCAAGCTGAATGACCCAAACGCACTAGTGGCGGCTCTAGCTGGAACGAACTAGATCTCGCCAAAATAGAATCTAAAGTATTTCTTCTGGGATTCTGGAAGAATTATGAAGAGATGGAGGATAGCTTATCTATGCCAGAACTCTTGAGCATTCTAGAAGAAAAGAATGAGCAAGATTTCCAAGATAAAAAATTCTTTGCCTCTTTACAAGGAGTAGATCTTGAAGGTGGTAGCCAAGCCTCATTGGATAAATGGGAGCAAATAAAGGCTAAAGCATTCAGTGGTGGAAAGACATCTAATCCAAACGATATTCTTGCCTTGCAAGGAAAAGCAGCACAACGTGCTGGTTTTGGCATAGGCGTAGGATTGGACTACGAGGTGATTGAATAGTGGCTGGAGAGATAGCCAAAGGTTTTCTTGATATTGAAGTCAATATTGGCGACTCAGTTAGAACTATTCGTCAACTAACTACTGAAGTAAATGCGTTTCAACTTTCCTTAAATTCTGCAAATCAAACTCAGGCAGATTTTGCTAAAAAATATACAAATGCAATAAAAAATGTTGCAAACGATACTGGAGTACTAAATGCACAAATTGTAAAAATAGCAAGTTCTGCATCCATTCTTGATAAAACACTTTCAAAGGGACAGGCAACGCTTGGTCAATTTTTTAGTGCAAAGTTTAATAAAAATGGTGCCATCGCTGCTGAAGTAATGGGTCTTGCAAGAGAGCGTGTTTCAGCACTAAGCTCATCAGTAATTGCTACCACAAAATCAATAAATGGTATGCAAGAGGTTTTAAAGGTTAACCTACTTCCAGAATTTTCTAATGCATCTGACGTTGCTGCACAAAAACAGCAAATTCTTTCTACGATGCTTAAACAGGGAACTACAAATTTAATTAACTTTGGTAAAAATGTTCAATGGGCTGGTCGTCAGCTTATGGTTGGTTTTACAGTTCCATTAACCATATTTGGAAATGTTGCTGGTAAAACATTCATGGATCTTGAAAAACAGGTAGTTGCCTTTAAAAAGGTATACGGAGATTTATTTACAACTCCAGCAGAATTAGAAAATAATTTACAGGCTGTAACTAATTTGGCAAGTGAATATACAAAATATGGAGTTGCAGTAAAAGATACAATTGGACTTGCTGCACAGGCTGCTGCTGCAGGTAGACAAAATGCAGATTTAACTGACGCTGTAGCACAGGCAACAAGATTAGCAACACTTGGACAAATGGAACAAAATGAAGCACTTGAAACAACTATATCTTTGCAGTCTGCATTTAAACTATCTGGTAAAGATTTAGCAGATACTATTAACTTTTTAAATATGGTTGAAAACCAAACTGTTGTATCTTTGCAAGATTTGGCTGCTGCAATTCCTCGTGTTGCACCAGTTGTACAAGGTCTTGGTGGAGATGTAAAAGATCTTGCAGTATTCTTGGCAGCAATGCAAGAAGGTGGTGTTGATGCTGCAGAGGGTGCTAACGCATTAAAGTCTGGTCTTGCTTCTTTGATTAATCCAACAAAACAGGCAACACAAATGTTGGCTGGTATGGGAATTAATTTACAGGCTATTATTGAGGCAAATAAGGGAGACCTTATGGGTACAGTTATGGCATTTTCACAAGCCCTTGCAAATCTTGATCAGTTTTCAAGACAACAGGCATTAGAGCAGGTATTTGGTAAATTCCAGTATGCAAAACTTGGTGCATTATTTGAAAATATTTCAAGACAAGGATCTCAGGCACAACAAGTTATTGCAACAATGGGATACACCACAGAGCAACTTGGTGCTACTGCAGATAAAGAGTTGAAGGCAATTGAAGAATCTTTTGGTGTTCAGTTAACTGGGGCAATTGAAAGATTTAAATTAGCAATAGCACCTATTGGAGAATTATTTGTTAAAAATGCTATTCCAATTATTAATATGTTTACAAAGATTGCAGAAGGATTTAATAACCTATCTGATGGTAAAAAACAATTTATAACAATTGCTACAGCAATAGTTGGTATTGTTATCCCTGCAGGAACCATGCTACTTGGTTTATTGATGAACTTAACTGGTACATTAACAAAATTTGTTACAGGATTTGCATCATTTGCAAAAAGTATATTAACTGGAAATATTAAAAAAGCATTCCAAGATCTTGGTGGTGGGTCAAAGTATTTAAGTCTTGCAGAAATTGATGCTGCAGTTGCTGCAGAAAGATTATCTCAAGCATCTCAAGCAGTATCAGCATCTTTCCAAAAACAAATTCTTGAAACTGATATATTGGCAGCAGCAGTAAATAGATTAGCGGCAGCATTTGGTGGACTAAGTTTGGCACAAATGGAAGCAGCATCAAATAACCCAAATCTATATGTGTCTGCTGCAGGTGCTTCTTCAGCAGCTAGAGGAATAAAGACTGGTGGAAGAGGGTTTAGAGGAGTTAGAAGAAACAGTGGCGGACCAATTGTTCCAGGAGTAGGAAATACAGATAGCGTTCCTGCACTACTAACTCCAGGAGAATTTGTAGTTAATAAACAAGCTACTAGAGAAAACTATTCATTGTTAGAGCAGATAAATTCAGGAGGTATGCCAGGATTTAATAAAGGTGGAAAGATTCCTGGAGTTCAATATTTTAGTGCCTTTAATATAATGAGACTTGTTAGATCAAGAAAAGCAATGCTTGGGTCTGCACCAGCACCTAGAGTTAGAGTAGATGCAATGGACTTAAATGTAAGTCAACAAGCATCAGCTATGGGAAGAGCTGCTTTTCCATTTACTAATGGAGAACATGCATGGGGACTAGCTCTTGAACCAGTAAAGTCAAAAACTGCAGCTAGTGGAATGGATTTATCCCACATAGCACTTGGAGAAAGAGTACTTGAAAAATTAAGAAAGCTTGGTGCATACATAGATCCTAAATATACTTCTGTTCAAACTCCAGGATTTGAAGGACTGGCAATAGCTGCTCCATCAAACTTAAATAGATTAATTGGCTCAAGTATATTAAGATCAGCAAAAACTGAAAAGAAAAGAGCATTTAATCAAGAAACTATTGACATAATTAATAGAAGATATGGTGGCTTTGATAGTAATTCAGAGTTTATGAGAGCAATAGAAGCTGGTGTACCAATAACTCCTAAAGAATTTGAAATGTTTTATGTGGCAGTTTCTGGATTAAAAAACCAAGGAGTTACTGTTAGAAATGCTTTAAAAGAATTAGAGTATATGGCTGGTGGAAATTTATTAAACCCAAGTGCAGCAAGATTAAGACAAATAGCTCTAGATGGTGTTCCTGAAGGATCAATATTTACAGAGTTTATGAAGGATGCTGTTAAAACTTCAAAATCATCGCATGAACTTTCTGAATTACTTGCAGATCGTGTTGCAGAAGCTATTTATTCTCAACAAATTTCTGGTTATGGATTAATGCCAGGGTCAGCAAAAAATGTTGGATCACTTGGTGCAAAACAAGCAATTAGAAATAGAAAACTTGCTGAAATTGAACAATTTAGAATACCTTTTAATAAAGGTGGAAAAGTTTGGTCTCCACAAGGTCCAACTGTTCCAGGAATGGGAAATACTGATAGCGTACCTGCAATGCTTACACCAGGAGAGTTTGTAGTAAATAAGGATGCTACACAAAGAAATATTGATTTATTACATCAAATTAATAGTGGAAAAGTTTCTGGATATAAGAATGGTGGAATGGTTAGTGGTGTGCAAAAATTTGCTGTTGGTGGACTAGTTGCAAGTATAGCAATACCACTACTGCTGCAAATGTTAGGTCCAAAAATGTTGCAAAAAGCTGGTGTTGAAAATGAAATGGCATACCAGGCAATGAATATACTTCCATTCTTAATTGGCTTTGGTGGTTTAGGTAAAGGATTACTTAAGGGTGCTGTATCAAAGGGTGCTGGTCAAGGAGGAAAGATGCTTGATATTAAAGGTGTCTTGACTACACTTGTTGGAACTTTGAAAAATGCAATAACTCCACTAAGATTGTTTGCTGTTGTTGGAACAGCTACTGTTGCAGGATTAATATCTCTTCAAAAATCAGTAAAACAGGCACAAGAGTCTGGTGCAAAATTATCAGAAGCAATGTACGGATCAGCTGATACCGTAAAGTCAATAGGTGAAGCTTTTGGAAGAGAAAGTTTTGCACAACAAGAAAGAAGAGCTGCTGCAGAGGCTGCAGGTGGTCAACAAATTACTGAAGAAGCAGTACAACAATCAAGTCAATTTATGTCAACAGATGCTGGAAAGCAACTTCTTGATCAAATGAATATGGTTAGAAATGCAGGACAAGATGTAGTAACTGCATTAAGAAATCAACTAACTGCTGCAATAGTTGCTGGAGTAATTACAACAGAGGAAGCTAGAGCCATAGCTTTAGATGTAGCAAAAGCAATGGGGGATGAAAAAATTGGTATAGAATTTTCTGGACAACTAACAGAACTTGTTGGTCCAAATGGTGAAAAAATAGAAGGAAACCTACCACAAATTATTGCAGAAATTACTCCTAAAATAAATACTGATCAAATAGTTAAAGATGCAGAAAAGGCGTGGGACGACTTAAGCTTATTAGAAAAATGGTTTGCAAAATGGGATGAAGAGGGATGGTCTGCACAATCAAAGGTGTTAAAAGTTAGTGAAGAATATTTGTCTTCTTTGACAAAACAAGCAGATGCTAGAGCTCTACTAAACTATCAGTTGCAACAAGGACTAATAACACAAGAAGAGTACAATAGTCAAATTATTGAGCTAGACAAATTAGTTACACAAACAAATGATTCATACCTAAAGGCACAAGCAGAAGTTTTAGGATTTGAAAATGTTGATCAATTAGTTGCAAGAGCAGAAGAATTCCAAAAACAGGTTGAAAGTAGAGGAAGAAAGACTGCAGAAAATAGAGATCCTGTTGGAGCAGAGGCATTAAAAGCATTAGAACAAACTGGTGAAACATTAAAACAAACATTGATTGATAGTGGATATAAAGAAGAAATTGCTGATCAAATTATAAATGGTGTAAAAGATGGACTTGCAGATGGAGATGCTATAAAAGCAGGAGAAATATTTGCAAAGATGCTATCTGGACAACTATCTACAAATGCTGCACAAATTCTTATAAATCTTGACTATAGAGGCAACTTAAGCCAAGAGCAATTAGCTAAGTTAACTCCAATGGTACAAGAGCTATCCAAGATACCAGATATTGATACACTAATTAACTTTTCAACTGCTGGGGAAGAACAGATAACTAAACTATATGAAGATTATCAAAACTTAGCAAATATGGATAATATTGAAAAGAATGCATACATTAAAGAAAACTTCTCTGATGCAAACTTAGAAAAGCTTGGCATTGACTATCAAAAGATAATAGATATGCCAGATAGTGTAACCAAGGTTGTTGTGATGGCAAAGGTTAATGCAATAATTGATTTACAGGCTCAATGGGAAAATTTCAAGGGATTAACTGGAGAAGATTCTAGGACAAGAGCTGAAATAACTAACAAAATGAAAGATTTATCAAATAGTGTAAATCTTGGAATTGATAATGCATTTAATCTTGGTGACGGACTAAATGAGCAAGGTGGTGGCGGTGGTGGGTCAAAAACAGACTGGAAGAAAAACTTACAGAATAGATTTGATTTAGTAGAAAAAAGATTAAGCCTTGAAGCACAAGCATATCAACAAAATATTAGAGAATTAGAAAGAAAAAATGAGTTAGAAAGAAGAAGCATTGAGGTAAATAATCGTGCACTAACTCAACTATCTAAGCAAGAAGATTTAATAAATGATTCTTATGAAAAGAGAATTAATCTTTTAGACGAGGTTGCTAATACAAATGACAGACTAAGGCAACAAGAACAGTCAAGAATAGGTTTAGCAACAGCACTAGCATCTGGAGATATTGCAAGTGCAGCAGCACAGATGGCAGAGATTACAAGTCAAAATACTGCATTTAGAATTGAAGATGCCAGAGCAGCTCTTGAAGTTCAAAAGGAACAAGATATAAAGAATCTTAAAATTGAAATTAATGGAGAGCTTTTATCAAGAGAAGAGATTGAAGCAAGAATTGATTCTATTGAAGAGTCAATATATCAAAGAAACTTATTAATTAGAGATGCTCAAGATTCTATTTATAACATTGAAGAAAAAAGACTTGCAAACTCAAGAGAAAGAGAAAAAGTTGAAACAAGAATGTATCTTCTTGAGCAACAAAGAGCTATTACAGAGCTAAAGAGAATGGCCGCTGGAAGAAAGGGTGGAAAGTTAACTGGAGAAGAAAGGTCTGCATTAGAAAGTTTTAAGACTTCCTATAATCAAATGGCTGCATTTTATAATCAAACATTTGGAGATAGCATTCCACAAATGAATGCTTTTGGTGGAAAGATAAAGAAAATGGCTTTTGGTGGAATGATGTATAAGGGTTCAAACGAAATGCCACCACCATTAAAAATGGCTTTTGGAAATATTGTTCCAGGACTAGGAAACACAGATAGGGTACCTGCCTTACTAACTCCTGGAGAATTTGTTGTTAGAAAGTCAGTTGCAAGAGCAAATATGCCGCTACTTGAAATGCTTAACAATGGAATTACTGGTCCATCATATAACGTTCCATCTTCAGACTTTGGACCTAGCAAACCATCGGTTCAACAAAATACTGGAATAGTATATAATGATACATATAGCATTAATGTAAATGTATCTGGAACAAATGCGTCACCAGATGAGATTGCAAATGCTGTACTAAGTAGACTTTCACAGTTTAATTCAGGAAACGTTAGAGGTATAAGATATTAATGGAAGTAAATCTAGGAAATGTAGCAAATTATTTAAGTGCTAGAAAGCAGTGGACTAGACCACAAGCTATTATTTTATCCAATAACTCTAATGGAATTTTAAATGGAGTTCCTCAAATTACTGGGAATGAATGGGAAGACTTTATAATTTTATCTGATCACAATAGATCTGAAATTTCTATGAAACAAAATAGAGTAGAGAATAGAAGAAGAATGGTAAATGCTCATATGAGATCTTACTATATTGCAGATAAAATGACCATATCAACAGCATGGAGCCTACTTCCATCAAGGGCATATGGAGAAAGAGTTTCTTATAATGGGTCAGGAAAAATTGAAAGCCAATATAATGATGTCATTAAGTATACTGTTGATGGTGGTGCTGGTGGAGAAGATTTATTAAGATGGTATGAAAATAATACTGGCTCATTTTTTATGTTTCTAGCATATGATAATCCATCTTCTTTCACATCAAATGCCTATGATGGAAATAAACTTGCACTATACTCAGATGTTATAGAAGTATTCTTTACTTCATTTGACTACAATATTGTAAAAAGAAGTAGCTTGTCAAAAGCTGATGCAAACAACTATAATCCTTCTCATGATTTTTGGAATATATCAGTATCTTTTGAGGAAGTATAATGTTTCGTGATGAAGACTTAATTAATCATATAGAAACTAATAACTCTATCAAATTAGAATCGTTAGTAGTTGCTGAATGGAATCAAAATATCCTTACAAATATTGAAAACTATGGAAACTATAGGTGGAGAAAAAACTCTGCAAGTGTTGCATACAATGTACTGTTCCCCTCATATGATCCAGAAGATCTTGGAAATACATATACTGGTGGCTTAGAGTCTAAAAGCATTTCTCAATATAGAGTTGAGGGAGAAGAGCCATTAATATTTTTAAATGATGAGCAAGAAAGACAAATTTATTATTCATTGAAAGATTGCTTTAACCCATTTAGGCCAAGGTCTGGAATTAATAAGATGCTGTTTTTTGATGGCAAGTATGTGGATAGCATCAGGTCTGGCAGAAGACCAAGATACTATTTTTCATCTAGGAAAGATCAGTTTAAATATTGGACATCTTATAGAAAAGATAATGGGCTAGAGGTTGGGGTATCTTCTTTAACTCCAGTAGAAAATAGGCAGTCTGTTGGGTACGAAATACATGACGCTGCACCATTTGTTATTTATAAAGAAGAGGTTGCTGCTAATAGAATTGTTGTAAAAATGCAAACTAATTTAGCAGACCCTAATGACCTAGGTATTGATAGGCAGCAACCAGTTTCTAGTCAAATAAGAGTTGAAAATTCTTTAATTACAGATCCACTTCAAGATTTAACAAGATCAACAATACCTAAAAGATGGAGAATACAGTATCTAGATTCAAATAATAATTGGATTGATGCAGCATCTTTTGATGAAACATCTGCGAGATCAAATGGAGATGCAATAGTTCCATGGGACGGATATGTTGAACTAGCTTATGGAATAAAGATTCCAGAAAAATATAGATCTAACTTTAATTTTATTGACTACATAAGTTCTTCAGCACAACTTCCAAGCAATGTTATTGATGGACAAGCATATATTATGGGGGCATCAAATCAAAGTTCTGGAGATTTATATATTTGGGATACAGCCTCACAAGAATGGAATGTGTCAGAAGTAGTGTATGAGTTTTCTTTACTGGAAGATAACGATACAAAAATGTATGGTCTTTTAAAGAAAATGGTAAATCCAGATTACTATTTAGATTCTGGTAATACAATATATAAAGAGTTTGCTTTTATAAAAGGATTAAGAGTTGCTGTAGAGACAATGTTTGCACCAAATAAAACATTTGACTTAATAGAAATGTCACCAAGATTAAAAGTTGACATGACACAACAGGTAATTGATTATAGTATTTTTAAAAATCTTGCCGCAACAGATTATAGCCTTCCAGTTGGAGGATTGGCTGCTGATACTGGAACAATTAATATATCCAATGACACTGGGGCATTTACAGAATCAAATATTTATGATAAAGAAACTAAAACTGGAAGCATTATTGCAAATATTTTAAGGCCTCAGATAAAGTTTGATTTTTATGAAATGATTTTAGATGTTGGTGGATATGATAAATTTGTGCCATTAAAAACTCTTTATTCAGAAAATTCTACAATTGGAATTGGAAGTAATAACAGTATATCGTTATCACTAAGAGATGCTTTGTTTAGATTTGAATCTGCAAAAGCAGCTTCTGTATTTATTCAAAACTCAACATTGACTATGGCAGTAGCCATTATGCTTGACAATATAGGATTTGGAAACTATATTTTTAAAGGAATAACTACGGCAAATGATCCAGTAATACCTTTCTTTTTTGTAGAACCAGATGCTTCTGTTGCAGAAATATTACAAAGACTTGCTATTGCAACACAGGCTGCAATGTTTTTTGATGAATATAATAACTTTGTAATTATGCCAAAAGAATATCTAATGCCAGATGTTAGTATAAGGGACACAGACGAGGCAATTTCAGAAAGACTTATTAATTTATATGGACAAAAAGAGGGTACAAAAAATCCAAATATAGAGTCTATTACAAACTATGATACCGCTATAGTAAATGATGGACAAATTAACTATACTACTAGATATATTCAAAGAGAAATTTCAAAATTAGAACAAGCACAACTTGATTTAAGAGACAGGACATATTCTTATAAGTCTTCAATATTATGGGAGGCTGGTCAGCAGGATGTTATTAGAACAATCAATCAGCCAGTTGGAAAATCTGGATTTGCACTTGGTGCTGTAGCATTAAATACTGATTTATCAAATGTAGTTCCTTATGTTGAAAATAATGAAATAAAGGAAAATATAATTGATGTTGGTGCAGACTCAGTTTACTGGCTTCCTAGATTCCAAGGATATTTGTATGCAAATAGTGAAATTATTAGATATGATGCACAAGAATATTCTGTTTCAGGTAAAGGAAATGTTTGGATCACTAATAATAATGAATATCAAAAATACCTTTCAAAGCTACCGTTTAATGGACAAATGTGGCTAACTGGAAGATTAAGAATATATGTTGAACCTTTTTATGAAGAATTGCCAGGAGAGGACAACTTAGACTTAGAGGTTGGAGTCACATATAAAAATGGTCAAGTTAAATCTCATGGTAGAGGGCAGTTTGGAACAGATGTAGTTTATCACCATGCTGGAATAAACGCATACTGGAAAGATCAAGCCTATAGAAAATCATTTAGAATGGATTCAAAATATTTGTTTAGCACCACCCCAACTGATTTAATAACATACCCATTTTTAGGACCAACTTTATCTTCACCAATTGGAGAAGATTTGTTGTCAAAAGGAAAGTCAGAAATAACTGACAAGATAGCAAACTTTATGAGAAAGTCTGTTAGAGCAGAAAATAATTACTCAACTGCAAATCAAACACAGGCAACAGTACAAGCATCAGCACTAGTGATGACTGGTCCAACTACCTTTACTCCACCAGCAGGTTTAGAATCAACAGGTGCTAGAGATATTCTGACCTATGTTTATAAAGACTTTACAAATGACTATAAGCATGTTGGAACTAGAATGAGAATTGTTGGAAGTCGTGGAAACACTGATAGAGAGCAAAATCCATTAAATGCAACATCATACTTTAATACTACAAGCACTGCAGGACAATCTTCAGAGTTATCTGGTGCTTCTGGTGGTATAGGATACATGGTTGATAAAACTACAAACTCTGGATATTATTTTGAAATAGCAGCATTATCAAAAGAAATACTTACAACATTTTCAAATAGTGCTAGTGTTTCTACAAATTTTGCAAAAGAAAATGAAGTAATTCATAATGTTATTTTTTACAAGGTTTTAAATCAAAGCACACAAACCGCTGAAACGGGAAAGCAAAATATTGCGGTTCCAGTAAAGTTATGGGGGACAACCACTCAGATATTAATTGATGAGGGTAACTTTGTTGGAATGGATAGACTGATGACACAAGATAATCCAACGGTATATGATTTAGGAATTGAGTCAGAAAGAATTGACAATAATACTGTCAAATTCTATCTATATCTAAACAATGCACTAATTGCTACTGTAATTGACAGCAATGCCTTGCCAAATGTGACAACTAATAATACATTTACAACATGTTTATTTGTTAGATCATCTTCAAGATGTATGTTTGAAAATATTTATGCACTAAAAAATAGAGCAAATCAGACACAGGCAGTAACTGCAATATCTTTGCAAGGGGACAGCTATAGCAGTGCAATTTCAAGAATGGTTGGTGGAAATATAAAGGTTTCTGAATCAATAAGAAAGTATGCACTTCCTGGAATAGTTCAGTCAACATATCTATCTTCAATTGGTGCAGAAAAGCCACCAGGTTATGATATTTACTTTGAAGAGTTTGGAACAATTATGAGAGAATGTTTCTACTTTAATATAAAATATGATCAGGCATATCCAGCCTTAGTTGCACAATTAGTTCCATCATTTAGTGCTGAAAAAACATATACAGTGTCAGGATTTCTTCCTGGATCATATGGTGCAGAATTTTTAATATTTAATGCTACTGATAAGGCTATTAGTTTGAGTGAGGACTCAGCAAATAAATTAATGATTCAAGGAATTACCTTTACTCAAAATATATCAAATGTTTTAACAGTAGATGACTACTTTAGAAAAGTATCAAACTTGTCAGACCCAATAGTTGTTGATAATGTAGTTAGGTCTCCAGACAGGGCACAAAAGGTATATGATGATATTAGAACAAGTAGATCAATTTATGGAGAAAAATCATTTGCTCTGGACTCTGTATATATTCAAGATGAAGACTCTGCAAGAGATCTAATGTCATGGATAATTAATAAAACTTTAAAGCCTAGAAAAATTATTGAAGTTGATACATTTGGAACCTCTTATGTACAAATTGGAGACATTATAAAAATAAACTATCATCTTCCAGAAGGATCTAGTTTAGTAGATAATGATAAAAGATTTGTAGTAGTTTCAGCAAAATATGATAGGTCTTTTTCAAATATTAAAAATCAATTAAGGTTATTGGAGATATAGATATGCCACCATTAAAACCTGGATATGTTGTTGGATCTGGAGGAAATATTGTTTCTCCAGCACAACAAGCACTTAGAGGAACTACAGCAAGTTCAATTTTAAATAGAGCAAATATTAGAGAAGATAGGGCTCCATTAATAAATGCTCTACCATCTGCAGTATATAAGCCTCCATCATCTTTAAATAATGCTAATACAAGAGAAGGAAGGTCTGGTATTGCTGGAGTTGGAACTGCAAAGCCATTTACTGGTGGAAATTCAGTTGCAAAAGATTTAACTTCTGGTGTTGTTTTAGATAATAATAATCAGACTTTGACAACTGGGGGAGATGCAGGACCAGTAGTAACAAATATGCCACCAGCACCAACACCACCAAGGGCATCTGATTTAGGTGTTGTAAAAAATCCAGCAAGAGATCTTACTGATATTAGAAGTCTTGTACCAAATGCTGATGAGAGTACAATTACAAGGCTTCTATTTGAACAATTTTCTGCAGTAGAGATAGCACAACTTTTAACTCCTAGAACTGTTGATGGAATTGATCAGAAATACTCAGTTATATCTAATTTATCAGATATTAGAAGAAGATATAACTCTACAAAACAGTTAACTATAATGGATAAGTTAGCACCAATTTCTGGTGTATTTGCTATTGATATTGTTTCAAAAATTCCAGGGCAAAAGTATATTGAAAATAATAATCTAAATACTACATATGAATACCTTGATGAAAATGACCAGATTGTATATTATGAAAAAGGATTTATTTATATTGATACCAATGGAGATTTAGTCATAGAATTTGAAAATATGAGAGATGACGAGATAATTCAGGTTCAAATTGACTCAAATGGTACAATATATGAGGTGACTAATTTATGATTACAAATACTGGAAAAAATATCATTGCTAAATACCTTTTAAATCAGGCTCCTGAATTTGCTAGTCATATTGCTGTAGGAATTGGTGGAAATGCTATCCCAACTTCGTCTTCAGTAACATTTTTACCAACTGATAAATCTTTAGACTTTGAGGTAGTCAGAGTTCCTATTTTATCTAAGGGATTAATTAAAGAAGATAATGTTGAAAAAATTGTTTTTAAGGCACAGCTTCCAACTGACCAAAGATTGCAGATTACCGAAATTGGCCTATATCCATCAGAGTCAAATGCTCTTGCAGAAAAATATGATAGCAAGATTATATCAACATTTACAAACTCAGAAACATGGACATACTTTGGAAGTGGTAGCGTAGCCCTAGTTCCTTACAATAACTCAACTATAGTTGATACATCTGGAAATATCAGTATAACTTCAGGATCTGCCAACCCAATATTCTATTTTATTGATAGTGATAATGCAGCATTTGAATTCTCAGAAAGAAAAGAAAGAAATGAGCAGCCAAGATATTTAACAAAAACCCTATTAACAAATGGTAGCTCAGCTAAACTTGGATCAGATTTCAGTATTACAGAGCCATCATATTATATAGAAAATAATACATTTAATATAAATATGGGAAATAATTTACCAACAGATGAAATTAAGTTAGCATTTTCTGTCATAAGTAAAACTCTTGAAGAGTATGACAATCCAGATACTGGAGTAAGATTTATAGTAAAGTTTTTAAACAATATTCCAGGAAGCCCTAGTGCAAGTGCTGGTATATTTGTTCCACTAAGTAATGCTACTGAGGCAGATAAGAGAAAAAGATATCAGGTTGCAAAGGTTAATATATCTGATTTTGATACTGATCCAAATTTCTCTTGGAGTAGTGTTAATACTATAAGAATATATACTTCCGTAATACATCCAAATCCAGAAGAATATTTTGTTGCACTAGATGCATTAAAAATAGATAATATCTCTACAATAAATCCACTTTATGGACTAATAGCAGCAGAGTATTTAAAGACACCAGATCAATACCCAGTGTTAAAAAGAGAGAACTCAATTAGTTATATTGAGTATAGGTTTGGATTAGGAGTTTCCTAATGGCAAAAGTAAGAATTCCAGTAGAGCAGTTGCCACCACCAAATTCAAATGGAGATCATGCCATACAATTTAGAGTAATATCTGAGGATAGAAACAGAATATCTGCATGGTCAAATTTATTTGTAATAAAAAGCATTGGACAGTATAGGCCATTAGAGTCAGATGTAACAGTCATAATTGGAGAAAATACAGTTGATTTATCTTGGGATACGCCAATATACTACAACTATGATGGCACATCAGGGGCAGTTGTTGTAGATGGTAGTGGAAATGTTTCTGTGTCTTCAGCATCAGTAATATCACATAATCATAGCCAAGATTTTAAAAGACATGATACTGATATATTTGTAAAATGGGACTCTCAAAATTTTAGATATCATGACAGAGCTATAACTGATGATACGTCTATAATAATCCCACAAGGATCAGCCTCAGTAAGGGTAGTTGGAACTGTAGCAACACATAATGTTCCACAAAGATTGCCAAAAGAATCTGATGAACAGTTTAATACTAGACTAAATGCTTATATTGATGATTTACTAAGTTTATTTAAAATATTTGATACTGGCGTACAGTCCTTAACCTGATATAATTAACTAGGAGAAAAAATGGCAGAAATAGCATTACCAGACGCAGGACAACCTTTAGATTTATCATATTTACTTACTATTGTTAATGAAGTAAATAACTTAAACAGAGTTGTATCAAATAAAGCAGTTAATCAATCAGCAATAAAGTATCTTGATGGGTCTGCGGTAACTAGTGTTGTAACATCTGATTTGGTATTTTATGCTTCAAGTAATTCAATATCTCCAAAATTTTCAACAAATACTGATACTACAACAAGATTTGACTTTAACTTTAAGACTACTCCAATAGTTACAACTTCTGTAAGTATGGTTTCAGGAACAGCAGCTGGAATTTTTCCAGTAATTATAAACTTAACAAATACTGGATGTGAAGTAAAACTATTCTACTCTGGATCAATTACTGGTGATCCAAGAGTTAGTGTTTCTATCATTGCTGTGGGAGAAAGAGCATAGAGGCATAAATGTCAGATAAAACTGATAAAGAAATAAAGCCTGTAAAAAGATTATTTTTTATCAATGGAGATCTAATAAAATTAATACATTCAAACAGGGCAAGTAATATTGTTGAATTTTACAATGCTAGTCAAGGAAAAATGCAGACTATGCTATATACAGACTTTAAAAAGTTTAGAAAAAGAGCATATACTGTAGCTAATGCAGCAAAACTATTAAATAGATCAAGATTACAATTTGGTAAATATATTGCGTCTGGCTTGATTCCTCCGCCAATTCCTGATAATATAGAAGGCAAGAGAGGTTTGCAGATTAAAGCATACTATTCTGAAGACCACATCTTTGAAATAAGAGAAATTATGACAGGAATTCATTTTGGAAGACCAAGAGCTGACGGTAAAGTGACACCACTAAATGTACCAACTGAACAGGACTTGCGTTCTAAGATGGGAGATGCTATAATGCTCTATACGAAGACATCGGATGGTAGGTACATACCTACTTGGCAAGAAAACACATGGTAAGGAGCCAAAGTGTCAGAA